GGAGTATTCCTCCCATGTTGAGCCTTGCTTATCTACCTCGTGTCTAGTGAAATAAGCCACCATTCTCTTGATAGTTTCAGGTGAAACGGATACACCATTTGAAAGGTCTCTTGCTCTTGCAATTCCTACTGCAGTCATACCTCTTTTTGAAGGTGGCTGTTCTGCTCGTTTTTTCAAGGCACGAATTGCATTATCTCGCACACCTTGGGGAGGAGTAAAAGAGATGCCAGCATATTTTTTAGGCAAATCAGCATAAGCTTGAAATCGCTTATTCATCAGCCTTTGCTTTGCCATTTGAATTTGTTTCTCATTCATTTCAGTGCTCTCAATCTCTCCATCATCGCAAGGGATGGATTTTGAGAAATTGCTCGATCTTTTGCTGATCTGCTTGCTTCACTTGGCAATTGACCAGCGCCTATTTTTTGTCTGATCGATTGCTCAAGATCATCATCTGGTGTCAACAGTTGAGCCTGTACCAAAGAAGGCAAAGAGATCAAGGCATCTGCAAGTGCATCTGTATCTAAGCCCATATGTACAAGTTTAGGATATTTTGTAGCTTCAATATTGCCATAATTCCAAGAGATCAATCGCCCAATTGTGCCGCCGCATCGTCTATCTTGTCCACTGATTGCACTAGCTACAAGATCGAGAAAGTTGATACATGCTCTTCTAAATACAGATAGATGCACCTCACCGACTGATCTTGAGCCTGTATCGCTGATGCCTAAATTCATAAATTGAGCCATAAAAGCCTGTGATATCTGATTATCACATTCTTGGATGACTTGCAAAGCGCCTTGAGCATTGAATCCGCTATCTTTACCGTATGTATCGAATTTGACAACGGTATTCTCAACAAGATAACTTTGCTCTTGAGAGATGTAGGCTTGAGCTTGTGCTTCTGCTTCTGAGATCATGGCTGAGATATCACCGTCTGAAACGCCTAACCGTTCAGCAATCTCTCGATCAACCACAACTTTAGGAGTAGGCACAGCCCACTTTTCAAGGCCAATTGCCATGAGTGTCGCTGATCTTTGCTTTTCTTTCCACCACCACCAACAAGGCCGTAAAAGCCCAATGCCTTCAAAGTTTGAGCCTGTACGATTGAGAGTGAGAAGCAAAAGCTTTGATGCAGGAATGGGATCAGGCACAACACCACCAACCATTATTTGAATAACACCATCTAAATTTTGACCATCGATAGAAAGCCATTGTTGATGAGATGAAGGCTCTCTATCTGCATATCTTTTTAAGAAGACCTTCTCTTTACCAAGACTATCTTTTTCCATGCAGTAAATTTCTTCTGCATATCTCCAACCGTGTGGAATAAATTCAAGTAAATAGTTTAGTTGATCTTCAAAAGATGTATCCATCATGCCAGGGTATCCAGCAAAACCAAAGGCTTCATTGGCAAATCGTGCAAGCTCTTCACTTGTTTGATCTCCATCAATTCCCGCTTTAAATTCCCATTTGGCGCTTAGAAGAGTTTGCTTAACTAAAGACCAAGACCGTCTGACAATTGGATCAGTTGCGAGCATGTCTTCTGCTTCTCTTGTCCATGCACGACCACTAAGAGCATTATTTTGCTCTTTGCCTGAGATATAGCCCCCCATAATAGAAGTTCCACTGATGCCATATTGTCGATAAGTTGGCTTTTGTGGTTGATATGGAAATTCAGCACCTGCTGATTTCATTGTCATATATGGGTAGTTTGTCATCTATTCTATACCTCTCTAAACCATTCTATCACATCAAAGAATATTAAAATCAAGAAATATAAACATAATTTCATAAAAATTGCAAAAATCTGACCTGTGCAAGGTAAAGCAATAAAGTATACACAGATCAGATCGGTGCTATATCAACAAAACACAAGGGAGAATAAAAATGTGTTCAATAGATGATGAGTTTTTTATCACACAAACAGGCAAGCTATTTTTCAAAGGTCAAGTTTACGAGATTGAAGATTGCGATTTTAAAGAAGGTGCAAAGATAGTCATACACTACGATGTGAAAAAAGTTGATAAGCCTATTAAAAAAGCCATTAAAATGATAGATGATCAATTCATACAGATACAGAAAGATGATGACATGTTTTTGACTTTACCATTGCCAGATGATACTCCAATCATGCAAACACAGCCTCAAGATGTGAAACCAATTGCTCAGACTTTAGAGCTACCTCCTGAGATCGACCAATTCGAGCAGTTGATGAAAATCACCAAAGATAACACACCTTTGGCGCTCATCATCTTGATCGTATTGATGTTTCAAAAGATGAATAAAAAGAGCCAAGAGGATAAAGATCATGCACTTGTCTGCGACTTTGAGAGGCATGAGATTGAAAAGAAGATCAACACACTAGAAAGCAAAATCAATGAGCAAGCAAAGCAAGCTACTAAAATTCAGCTCGGTGATGATGAGCTGGTGGATCGAATTGACCAACTAGAAGCTAAAATTAAAAAGATGCAACACTAGGCTTTTTGATTAAGCAGTTGCAATAAAGGCTCATGATTTGCCACTCTCTCAACCGATTTTTGATAATATCCCTCATCTCTCTCCATGCAAATATATCTGCGATTTGTGTTGATGCAGGCGATTGCGGTTGTGCCACTACCTGAGCAATTATCAAGCACTAGATCGTTTTCATTGGTGTAAGTCTTGATCAGGTATTCAAATAAGGCCACAGGCTTTTGCGTTGGGTGTATTTTATTTAAATCATCATCAAAATAAATGACATCTGTTGGATAATAACTATCATATGTCATTGGATTTTTTATAAAATTCTCATTCCATATTTGATTTTTACCTAATTTATAACCTCCTTTATTTTTTCTTATTTTTTCACTCGTTTCTTTTTGTGGATTGTAGGTAGGCAATTTTTTATAAAAAACCAAAGCTTCCTCATACTTTCGCATAGGCATTTTATTGGCTTGTAAAAACATTGTTGGGGTAGTTTTTACCCATACCCATTTGTATCTAAAGAGTTTCAAATTACTTGCGCCAAGCAGAATCGTAAATTTAGCATTGGCAGTCAGCACGATAGCACCATTATCTTTGATCACTCGCTCATACTCTTGCCAAAGTCTACCCATATCGATAATCGAATCCCATTCGCAATCAGTAGTACCATAAGGCAAATCACATAAGATCATATCAATGGATTTGTCTGCTATTGTCGGTAGGAGCTCAAGGCAATCACCTAAAAGTATTTTATTCATGTTGTTTTTCTCCTGTTGTCCTGCTTGAAGATGCCTAAACTATTGGCTCTCTTTCGTGCAGATACATGACTAACGCCTAAAATCTTGCCTATTTCCATCCAATTCAATCCCTGCTCAACTAAGCTTTTAAGTTGATCAGCATCGCTTGGCTTTCTCATTGTGTACTGTTTGATAAAACCAAGCTCAGTGGCTCTACGATGAGCAGTGTAGTCGCTAACACCTAAAAGCCTACCTATCTTTATCCAACTCAGTCTTTGCTCAACTAAAGCTTTAAGCTTTTCAGTGTCAATAAAAAATCGTTTGGTTTGCTTGCTAAGGCCAAGCTCTATGGCTCTCAATATCACAAGCTGTTTACTCACATTTAGCTTTTTGCCTATCTCTTGCCAAGTAAAACCTTGGTCAATCAATGCCTTGAGCTTGCCTGATTCTATATGAATTTTTCTTCTAGCTCCGCTTGAAAAAGCAACATAAATACCATTCTTTTTAGCAAATCTTCGCATGCAGTGATCACTCACTCCAAAGGCATCAGCGATCTTTTCCCAAGGGATATTTTGCTCAATCATTGATTGAATTTTAGCAATATCGAATTGCATGCTAGGTCTTCGTTTGCCTTCCTTTTTCCAATAAGTTGCTTGAAGATCGCGCTTTCTCCGATTATCTTGCTCGATCTGATTTTCTATTTCACAAAGCCTTTCATCTAGCTCAAAAGAGCCTGCAGTATTTTTAAAGCCATGCTTTATGCTTCGAATATCAAGATAAAAATTTAAGTCGCTTTTCATGTTGTTTTCCTAAAAGTTAAGTTTTTTGATGATCTTTACAGACCTTTGGCCGATTTGTCCCGATTTGGCTGTGATGTCATTGACCATGCTAGGAAGGTCGCTATCTCTCCAACTCCAATTGATCACATCATATCTCAAGGCATCTAGTGGATCCTCTCGACCGTCTTTTTTAGGCATTTCTTTGCCATCCCAAGCATAAGAAACGATTGCCTTTCTAAAGCTGTTGCCTGTGGCATGCTCTCCACGATCCCACACCTCTTTGGTGCATAGTATCTTTCTTTGATGGATCAACCTCTTGAGCCTT